GCCCATTCTTCATCTCTATCTGGATGTTCTGCCCAATGGGCAAAGAATGAATGGAACCCGTTAGTTCCTAATTTTTGTTCATGCCCGAATTCGTCAAACTTCTTGTTAGCTTCAGTCCAAATTAACGCAAACTGATCTTCGTCTGAGTTTGGTGTTGATGTGATAATACACTTACCACCTGTTGACAGTGTAGGAGATAATGCAGTCCAAAATTCTTTGGCTTTCTCTGGCGGCTGTACGAACGCAAACTCATCGCAGTAAATTAAAGATAGAGACTTACCACGACCGGTGTTTTCTGTTGTGGTTGTTGCTTGTATTCGGGCACCGTTGTCATACTCGATAGTATTGCGATTGTAGCTATACACACCAGCACGTATAAAGTCAGGTAAATTTTCATATCCATACCTATATCTGTTCATGATATCTTGCGCACCTTCATATTTGTGCGCGGCAATTAACACTTGAGCTTCTGGTATAAACATCGTATACCATAGGAGATACCCAGTAGCACATGTAGTTTTACCCATCTGACGAGGTAACATAGCTATACATTGCTTGTTTCCATGATAGGATTCGATCAAGCGTTCTTGGAATTCGTAAGGTTCAAACGGAATCGATCCACGTACAGGATGTTGGATCTTTAAGAAGTTTTTACAAAAATATAAAGGCCCTGTTACAGGATCCATACAAGCTTCTAGGTGCTTGACTTCTTCCAAAGTGTAACGTTGTTGGGCATGAGCCTTTTTTACTAAGACTCCGTCTAGTGATTTTGCCATATGCTTATTTAATGAAAAAAATAGGCCCCGGAGGGCCTATTTGGATCGATTATAATTACTGTTGTTTAAGAGCAGCTAACTCAGCAGCTAGGCTTTCTCTAAGACGATCAACTAGTTCAGTGCTTTCTACGGCTCTTGGGTTATCGCCTGGTTGGCTGCGTGGATACATTTTCTTTTCTTTATGTAAATCGTTGCCATTTGGAATAGCAGCTTTGAAGTCGCTGATCTTTTCGTCAGGGCTTGTAGAAGCAGAATCAAACCCACCGGTTACTGATTCGTCTTCTTGTTCGTCGTCCATGTCATCTGGAGGAGGAAGCATCTTGTCTCTTAGGCGAGCCATTTCGTCGCCTGGGCTTGGAGTGCTGGCTATCTTAAAAACAGGATCGCTCATCGATGGCAAAGGCATATCGTTCTTTGGCATCATTTCTGGATTGACTTTGGTCATAAGCTTCATTAGCTCAGCAATGTCATCTAGACCTTGTGCGTTTAAGTTAACACTCATTGTTGGTGGTGTAGTTGAAGGACTAGCAGGCATTGGCATGCCGCACTCTTCGATCTTGGCTTCACTGACTGGTGTGTCTAGCTCTACTACTTTTTTGTAGATATCGTTAAAATTCATTTAGAACTCCCGACGGCGCTAGCTGTGCCAGCTTTGTCTTCTTTATGTTTAGGTAATTTGTATTCTACATTCTGACCTAGCTCTTTTTTACGAGCCTTTGCGCTCTTGTCTAGATCGCGTAAGAATGATTTGTTAAAGTCATCCCCAAAGTAATCTTTAGATTTGATCTTTGGATACTCTTTGTAATCTGGATCATCTAACAATGCCTTGCCGCTCTTAGGAGCATCAACTGGAAAATATATTTCAGTTGTGTCGTTTAATGTACGGACATTGAAATTTGATTCTGGAATCTTTACTGTATCTCTTATAGCTGCTGCTACTTCAATAGGTGTTGTAGGATATGAACATTCTGTTTCAAATACAGTTACTTCAATGTTATCCAATTGTGGAAAATCAATGTGTTTGTTTTGAATGGGAATAGAACTGACTTTTTTCATATCAGCACAGCCGAACTTGCCCAACGCTGTTTTGGCGTTTTCAGCAAAATCTTCAGAAAATTTACCAGCGACCTTGATACGGAAACCGTAGGTCTTGTGGCTTTCTGTCAAATATTCTTTAAGTGATTTCATACTCATATTTATGCTTTTCCTGAAAGTTTTTTCAATAGATCGTTACGATCAGTAACGATGAATCCTTGGCCGTTTAGCATACTAGGATCGTCATCGCCGGCATCTTTATCTATCTTTAATTTCTTTAATTTTAAGTCAACTGCTTTTAATTTCTTGTCAATTTTAGCTGATTTAGCATCTATGGCGTTTTTCATCATAGTACCAGCTACTTCAAAGATTCTTCCGCTGTAACGTACTTCTACGTTCATGCCTAGGTCCATTAGATCGTCGTAGGCTTTTTCTGCTTTTTGAGCTAGGCTATCTAGATCTTTTTCGTCTAGTGTTTCTAGATCATCAATCCTAGGCAAAGATCCTGCGATTTGCTCAACTTCTTTATAACTGCGTTCTAAACTATTGATGTTTTCTTTAGTTGGTTCGTCTGGGGTTACTGTCGAATTTTCAACAGTTTCTGCGTTATCCAAATTAAATAATTCTTCTAATTTTTTAGTCATACTATACTTATCGGCGTTTGGACCCTTGGTGGAAAATATCATCTTCGTTTACTACTCGAAACCGCAGTCCCTGCTGTTTACACCAAGCTGTAGCCGCTTCCCATTTAGCTAAGTTCTTTATGTACTGCTCTTGATTATACCCGCTCTTACCTACTTTTTCTCTAAGCGTCTGGCTAGCTGGTTTTACTTCTACTACTTCTGCGTGTTTGCTTTTGTTCTTATCGATATATTGTATAAAGAAATCAGGTACATAAATCGTATATCTACCCGTCAATGGATCTCTATATGGTATCTCTATGCTCTCGCTAGCCCATCGCTCTACACCAGGATGTTCGTCGAGCATTCGCATAAACACAAATTCCCAACTGCTCCTAGCCATAGGAGTTCTCTTTCCTATGTATTTTCCAGGGTTCTTCATTTCGAACCGACCTTGGGCAAACTTAGGCATTATGCTGCTATATTTCTTTCTTGGTAGGTATTCTTAACTGCCGCAGTCCTATATCCTAAAGAAGATGTAGGTGATCTATTGTTGTTTAGTATCTGTCCCACCAATGCTGATAATTGTAATGTTTCTAATCCTTTTAGAGTTTCTAAAAGACTAAACACATTTAGCCCGTCAATCTTTGCCTGGGTCAACAACACCATAGCTGTAATTGTTGCCGCTTGATTGCCGAATCCTTTATTTTGTAAGAAACCAATCGTAGCATCTACATCAGCAGCATTGAACTGCTGACCCGAATCACCGTATTGATTAAAATAAAGTTTAGTTTTACTAGCAGAGTCGTTTGACTGCGGTGCTGGTAGATTTGTTAAAACATTTGTAGCCATATAATTTTCTTATCTCCCAGGGAAACTCACGCCCGGTAATCCACTAACACTGTTAGATAATCGATTGGGCACTAATAATATATTTGCTGCTTCTTGTTTTAGTGTTTCAGAAGTAATGCTTCTGAAATTTTTATATGTGTTAATCGCAGCTATCGCAGTACTTAAGAAGCTGCCTCCTCCTAACGGATTATTGTCAGTAGCAGGGAATATATCTTCTGCGCCAGCTAGGCCTCCAGAAATTGCTCCAATTCCAGCAAACAGGCCTCCAGCACCAAATAAGCTAGGAGTTCCTCCTCCAAATATACTTAATGGGCTAGGAGCAGCATCGTAGTGTAAATCAGCAAATCCTTTAGGATTACCTTTACTTACAGATCCATATCCGTAAAATACTGATTCATATTGTATGGTCATCGACATGTCATTCATGCCATTGCCCTGCCCGTAATCCATACCTCCCGATGACCAATTCTGTATCATAGGATTTACCAGCGTATAACTGTTAAATCTTCTGCGAGACATTGTGTAAATCGTTATAGAGTTAAAGAACGGCCGTGTATACCCGTCTCGATCTAAGCCATATCTAAACCCATCTAGCCCTTGACCTTTATCGCCTGACTTTCTATAAATGTTATAATTTTTAGGGTCGTATGCGGCTGAAGGATTAGTTCTGTCTGGAGATATCCAGCTCATATATTGCGCCCACATAGCATTTACTATACCAGCGTTATCATCATGGAATGTGATATTAACTGGATCGTATGCTATGTCTTTATAGATTATTTTCTTTTTGTTATATTGATTTTTTACTTCAGTTGTTAAGCTGAATTTAGGCAATTCAGCAGTCTTAACTAACATTCCTACTTCTTTCTTATGAGCTGCTGCCCAAGCTGGCGACAGTCTAACGTCAGGACTGATGTCAAAAAATACGTGGAATAAAAACTTTGTTCTAGGAGCTCTAGAGAAAGTGTTATCAACAAAAAGTCTAGATGCGTGTTGGAAATCACCCATATCCCCTTTGGGATTAGTGAGTCCTTGGCCTAGGCCGGTTAAAAATCGTGTGAACTTGTCCATACAATTATTTAGCGAATAAAAAAGCCCGGTAAAAAACCGGGCTTGTTCACTAGTAGTAGCTAAACTTAGACGTTGCCGCCGCCAGTTGTTAGTGTACCAATTGTTCTAGCACCAATGCTACGGCCAATACCATCAACTGCGCCGCCTCTGTATTGGATAGCATTATCAAATCTAATGCTCATGTTTACAGTAGCTGGTTCGTTAGTTGTATAGTTTAGATCACCGTAATCGATGTTCTGGACGAAGCAGCCATACACTTCGAATGTTTCTAGTGTGTTTGGTGTTTGAGCGCCGTTACCGCCGTCTAAGATTTCAATTTTAGTTGTAAACTTGTAATCTTGACCTGATGCTGCGCCTGCTTGTTCGAAGAAGTCGAATTGCTTCTGGATTTGTTCGCCGCATAGTCTTTGGATAGCACCACTTGCGTCATCACGGACGTTAAGTGTTAATGCTTCCCATTGATGTCTACCAGCTAGGTAAATTCTGCTGTTATACACAGGAATTTCCATTTCTTCAAAGCTGACCTTAGGGCGTGTTACGTCCATGACCTGCTTGGTTAGTTCTGTAGCAACAGTTCCATTAGCACCAAAACCCTGAAGTATCACTCTAAAGCGATATTTTAGTTTCGGCATCAACAAGCCCTGAGTCGTTGAACTCTGGTCTGTTGCTAGTGGTACTGTTAGTTTTGATAGTGTTGAAATCGCCATATTATTCTGCTCCGGGTAAAGTTATTTATCATTATACTGAGGGGGATTTTTCACCCCCTAGTATTAACTCTTTTTAGCTCCCTGAATCTCTCCTGTATTCTTCAATCTTAATGGAATATAGATGAATTCAATCGACTTAACTGGTTCGATAGCGACATCAACATACAATTCGTTGCGGTCGATTCTAGCAGGTGTGTTATTTGTTTCATCACAAACAACAGCGTAGTCATAGATAGCTCTTAGACCTACAAGCTCTAACAATAGGCTTTCTACTGCCTGCTTGATCTCATCACGTGTGATCTTATCATTTGGCTCAAACACATATGGTTTTGCCAATTTATTCAATTGTGATCTTAGGTAAACAACTAGACGTGCTACGTTGATTCGATCAAGTGCTGAAGAACCTGAAGCTCTTGTGCGTTGACCGTAGTTAACTAGTCCTACAGCATTAAAGAATGTAATAGGGTTAACCTTACCATTGTATAATGTATCGCGCTGTCCGTCTGTTAGTGCTACTGTCTTGAACTCGCCAGTTGCGCTGTCTAGATAACCAACTGATGTTGCGTTTGTAATAGCACCACGACGTATACCAGCTGGAGCAAACCATGGATAACTTACTTGATCGCTTAGAGCGATTGTTTTAAGCATCATGTGGCTAGATGGAACCATCACAGTGTTACCTAAGTTATCTGTAGTTAACCCACTTGGATAAAACACAGCGGTATATGCGTCATTAGTAACTAACGATGTTTCGTTGTTATCGGGCGCATTGTTAACATTAGCAGCATAGTTGCTTAGTGTTGTTGAATCAGCAGGTAGTCTGAACGGTGAGTCACCAACAACAAATGCTGTGTCGCCGCGGTCTGCGTTCAATGTCACTAGGTCTTGTAGTGTTTCTGGATAACCTGGGCAAGCAATTAGATTGAATCCTCTGATTTCAGATTCTCTAATTTCTTGATTGCTTTCGATCAATCCTTTTAGTTTCTGTACAACCGCTGCTCTTTGTGCGTGACGTCCAAAGTTTTTGCCTGAATCAGTAACCCAACGTGACTTGTTGTAGTTGATCATTGATTCTGCTGTTTGTGTGCGTTTGTTATCAGTTGTAGTATCGATATAGTTTTTTCTATATACCTTGATGTTAAATCCAGTTCTACGTGTGTTCCACAATAGCATACCACGTGGGTACAGTGCTGGATCCGGTGTATCTGGATCTAGATAGTTACTTGATAGTAAGTCTGTAATAAGAGCAGGATCTACCGCTGTACCAGCTGTTCCCCAACGAGCGTCAGCAAACAGGATACCGTTTTCAGAAGTAGTATCGTTCTTGTCTACTAGAACCCATCTGTTAGCTACAGGAGTATCAGACAACCCGTTGTTGAACTTGTAGATTACAGGGAAGTTTTCAATATCTGAGCTGTCAATCCACAAATCGCCTGTTTGTAGTGCTGTACCATCGCTTTGTAGTAATGGACGAGTAGCACTTACGATAGGACCTGTTGGGTCTGTTTGTAAAGAACTAGATACCTTGTAGTAAGGTGAAGTTGATGTCAAGTAACCAACCCATGTAGTACCATTGTGTACTAATATATCAATTTCTTTAATTACGTTTGAATACCAACGTTGGCCTTCTGCTGGTTTGTTTAATGGAGCATCATGTGTTGCTACATAACCTGTTACTGTACCTGCTAGAGGTAACCAGCTTGATGCTACCCAGTCGTCGTGATATGTTGCGCTAGCTGTAGGATCGTAGAATGTGTCGCCAGATGGAGCATCATATAAGTTAGGTGTACCAACGCCTGTTGTGTAATCAAAGCCATCGAAACCGATAGCAGTCAACGCACCGCTTACATCTCTAATTCTAAATTCGCCACCTAGTGTATGATAGATTGTTAATTTGCCTACACTTACTGAAGCTCTAACATTTACTAATGCTGAAGCGTTAATAGCAGCAGCAATAGTGTTAGCATCAGTAGAGTCATGAGCAGCAGTGAATGTAATATCAACTGCGTTGCTCAATGTTGGTGAGCCTTTAACGCTCTCTCTGATAACAAAAGTTTTGCTACCAGCAGTCACTTGGGTTGAAACAACATCGGATGTAATCGATGTAGAATTAACACCGTTGTTCTTTCTCACAAATAGCTTAAAGCTAGTTGTTTGCGGAGTGCTGTCGTACCCAAAGTCCTCTGAATAATTGTATTGTACATACACCGCATCTTTAGGAATATTAATGCCACCGCCAACTTTATCTAATCCAAAAATAGCAGATTGTGGTGTAGCATACAATGGTGCTGCTACTTCACTCCATGCTTTTGTTCCTGTTGAATAACGACGTACTCTAAAACGTGCTCCTAAGTTAGGATCAGTTGCTTTTGTCCATACAGAACCATTTGGTCTTGGATATGAATCTTCTGCTTTCCATTGTGGAACACTAGTGTGAGCAGCGATAGAAAGCTCTGGACCAAAATATTCAGCTGCTGGCAGACCAAACAATGTGTTTACTGGAGTGTCACCATCTTCTAAAAGAATCAAGTTAGTATCTGTTGAGCTAACAGAAGCTGAGTCAACTGGACCTGTAATAAACAGTGCCACACGTCCGTCTAAGTTAGCTGCTTTAACTCCTTGGATTACTAATGCGTTGATAATACCAACGATATCATCAACCGATGATCTTGCTGGAACGCTAACAACTCTACCATTGATTTTAAATGTAGAGCTTGTTACTTTTGTGCTGTGACCTTGTGAATTGTCAGCGACCCATGTTGGCCAAAACTTGCGCCATGCCGCTGTACCAATTTGCTGCCACGAAATAGGATTTCCTGTTGTTGTACGGTCTGTGCCTTTGTAGAAATATCTAACAACGTCAGACACTGTAACTACAGCATAATCACCAACTTTGCCAACACCAGTAGCAGGTGCTGTACCGTTTAGTTTATCAGTATCAGCAACGGTAATAACGATAGGATTCTTATTAACAAATTTTTGTCCGCCTAATCTAGCTGGAGTAGCATCCCACTCAAACACACCCCATGCTGTGCTGTTTGTATCCACCCACCATTGACCGTCTGTTGCTTCAGATCCTGGAGGAAGTGCTGTAGCTGTTAGGTCATCTAGATTAATATCTGCTCTTACGATGTAAGCTGAATTAGAAACTCCTAAGAAACTGTAGGCTGCTTGTAAGCCATACTCGTTCTGCTCGTCGCCGTG